TGCATATCAGATAGATTGCATACTTTCATACCTGCACCATTTTGATAAGAAACTTTAGGATCATCTAATCTATGATAACCATAAAGTTTTTCTTTAAAACCTATATCAGTATCTAATAATGTAGATCGTGGTGCTACTTCTATTTGCATACCAGCATCAATACATTTAGATAGCCAAAACTCAGTGCATGATCTACCAGCTTCTGCAAAATGCATATTACTTCTATAGGTAAAATCTATACCAAATAAAGATATTTTTTTAACTTTGCTCCATAAAGCATAAGCTATTGCGTATGGAATAGTATTATTAAAATAAGAACAACCTAAATCACCTACAATAGATTCTATTGGATACTCTACTGTAGTAGGAACTCTATTATCTAATTCACAAGTATAAATAGGAAACTCGCATTGAGGTAAGTGTTTACGCATCATTGGAGTCATAGTTCCAGCATCTTCAGTATCTAAAAATCTACTCATAGGGTCTAGAATAAAAGCTCTATCTATTCTAGGTAAAACACCTATCATTGCATTTATTGCCCACACTTCATCAAATTCAACGCTGTGTGTTTGTGCAAGATGAAAGTCTATTTGACTTTGACCCATAGCAACTATTGCTACACTTGAACCTTCTAATTCTTTTATAGGCATTTGTTAGGCATTTATTTTACGCTGTCCATCTCTGTAAGCATCTTTACGATTGTATCCATCTGATTCTAAAGTTAGTCTACCTAACGCTTCTTGAAATCTTTTTTCATAATTTACAAGAATATCTGGCTCACCTTTCATAAAGGTATAGGCTTCACATAAAGAAGCATATAATAATACTTCTGGTGCATTTGTTCCTAACCAGCTAGTGCCATCAGCAGAAGCTGATATAGATTCAGGTATATAAAAATAATGTAACTCTACTGTAAATCCTGAGCTTGGAGTTGGTCCAATAATAAATGTGTCATCATCAAACTGTGCGTAATGTTTTGGTGTTCCTGTTGTAGCAGCTACAGGATATGCTTCTCGTATAAAGCTAACATCTGTATTTAAAAGATAGCTGTAATTACTATCACTATCTAATACTGCTAAAGAATATGGGTATAAATAATCACTAGGAGCAGATAAATATTGATTACCAGAAGTTAAACTACCAGTAACATTTTTTCTAAAGTTTGGTAACTCAACAGATTTAATAATTCTTTGTTCTGCTTGAGTAATAATAGTTGCTAAATCAGCAACAAATGTTGATTCTGTATTTTGCGTATAATCTTGTATCGCTGATTTTAATGTTGTATATGTCCAACTCATGATGTGCTCACTGTTACTTTTCCTATTTCACCTTTAATATCTAAACCCATAGTGCTTGAGCCAAATTCTGTAACTCCACCACCAATAGGATCAAAAGCAAAATATCTTGTTGATTCTGCTTCTCCTGTATCTACTCTAGGATTATAAAGACTTTCATTATCACTGGTATCTATATCACCCAATTTAAGTTGTGGTTGATCAATATCAAAACATTCATTGCATACACGCAAACCATTTCTTTTGCTATCAACAATTTCATATTTGAGATCATTTAATTTATAAGAAAATCCACAACGATCACATATTCCTAATGCTTTTTTACCTTGTGCGTACATTAGTATATTTTCCTAATAGTATAGTTGAATGGGTTTATAGAAGATTTTATGTATGAATTGCCTTCTATATCTACACCTCTAAGATAAGTATTATTAATTTTAATTATTTTTTTTAGTTGAATAGTAAAAGTATTAGACATATTGCCTTCTTTGTCATACTCAACAACTCTAACTTCATACTGTTCTTTAGTAATTTTATAATAAAAATCTAATAATTTTTTAAACATTATTGATAAAAACTAACATCTGGAACAAATCTAACTGGTGCTTTTTCTCTATCAGCTTGAGTTACTTCTTCCCATAGCTCCATATAGCGTTGTCGTATCATAGGAACTCTCTGTTGAGCTTCTGGCGACTTACAAGCTAAATTATATGCTAAAGCATAAGTTAGGCATGGAAGATATCTAGAAGGCACATCAGCATTTAAAGTGCCGACTGTACCAACATCTTCTATGCGTTTTACATAATCGTAAACAAGTGTATATGTTTGTGCTGAGTCAGGAGTTGCCCAAAGAATTATTTTTACTGCATCATTGTCTTTATCTACAAAAAACTGTGTAGGTTTTGATTGAGTAAGTTTTTTAGCTTGATGTGCATATTCTGTTCTAGATATGCGATTTAATCTTTGATCAAACTGTTTAGTAGTATCTGCTGCATCTGTTCTTATAAAAACATCTACAATATCTAATGCACTTGAATCTACTGTGTAGCTACTTGTACCTGCAGTAAGAGTTGTTGAACCTTGTTCTATAGTCCATAAGTTAAGACCTTTGTTTTGCCATTCTAAAAATACAAGATTAAGTGCTCGTTTAGCACTTCTATAGCTATAACCTGAACGCAGTTCTAGACCACAAAGATCATAAGACTCTTCCATAATTTCACTTATGTCTAAGTTAAATGCTGTTGTTCCACTTGTTGCCATAGTAATCCTGTATTAACACTTCCACCTTCTACGAGCCTGTCTTATTCTAGAATTAGGATCGTTTTTAGTTTTAGCTGAACTTCTTTTAAGTTGACCTAATGATCTTGCACAGTAAGACTTTCTGCGTTTTGCAGCCTTACTACCTTTTTTTACTTTACCTGTTACTGCTGTTTTAAGTTTAGAACCTGGATTTGCTTTGCGATAAGCTGCAACTCCTTTTTTGGTCATACCAGCACCAGACTTAGTAGAACGATAATTAGCTCCTTTACCTTTAGTTGTTTTGGGTATAGGGTTTTCTCGTTTTCTTTTGGTCATGCAAAAAAATTATTAAATATCACCTTTGCCTTTTTTACCTTTTGGTAATCTAGGGTCTGGTCTTACTGATTGTTTAACTTTTGCTATCTTAGAAGGTCCAGTAGTAGGCATAGTAGGCATAGAAGGTGTTCTTCTAACTCCCATTACTCCACCAGCTCTTGCACCTTTAGTTTTTATTTTTCCACCAGCTCTCATACCTTTAGTTTTGTTCTTTTTCATAGCTGGACCAGTCATACCGCCACCAAACATTTTTTGAACATATTCTTTATACGATTGAACTTTAGCTTCTTTACCTACTTCAGTTTTTCCCCTATTTCTATAGCCAGTATTTTTTTTACCGCCCATTTTACCGCCTTTTGAACCATTTTTACTTTTCATAAGTTACCTTTTAAATTAAATAGTTATAGTACCCTCTATAAGGGTACTATAAACAAAGTGAGTTATGCTACTTTTTAGTAGCAGTTTTTTTAGACTTACCTTTTTTAGCTGTAGCTTTTTTTGCTGGAGCTTTTTTAGGTGTTTCCTTTTTTGGCTCTGCTGCTTTTTTTACAGCCTTTTTAACAGGTTGTAGTTCTGCAACTTTTCGTTGAGCATCTTCAAGATCAGGATCAGGACCAAAAATTGGTATCCATATTCCATCTTCACCTTCTTGAAGAACTTTATATTGAGGTGGAAATTCACCTGTTTCTGAAATAATATATTTCATAATATCTCCGATTAATCAGAATATACTTTAACCATTTCTAAAACAATGGAATAAGTATCTCCTGAGCTATGACCCTTAGTAGTAAAAAGAATATCTCCAGTTTTACCACTCCCTGCATTATTTGAAAGTCCACCAAAATCTTGAAAGTCCATATGTCCATTACTACTTTCAGCTAGTTCCATAAGTAGAACATTGCTTGTAGCATCAAGAAACATTTGAACTGACATACCAACAATAGCATGACTCACTCGCATTACTCTAACTTCTGAGCATGAAACACCTTCAGAGTTAGCAGCTAAAGCAGATACATCTACTTTAGCTACTGCGGATTCGCCACTACCATCGCTGACATTGGTAAACTTCATAATACAATTTCTTTCACCATCAATGATGGTTTGTGAAGTTACTGCATCAGCCATAATTTACTCCTAGCTAAAACTATGAGAAACAGTGCCATCACCAAAGACATGACCATTAAGAAGCCATATGGCATCTGTAATAGCTACACATCTAATATGACCGCCAATAAAACGACCATCAGTGTCAGCATCCATAGTTAATCTATAGTCAGCAGCAGCAGGAATATTCCAACCTGCAGTATCGATATCTTCATTAAGAGCTACTACGCTTCCTAATTCATCTTTATCAAGCTGAAATACCATTCCTTGAAAAGTATCTGCACTAGAAGCACCTTGTAAAATAAAAG